GGCCTTCGCGGCGGCTGCGGCCTCCGCTTCCCGCTTCGCCTGCTCCGCCTGCATCTGCCGGATAGCCTCCTCCTGCTGCCGCCGCATCTCTTCGAGATACTGCTGCATGGGGTCGGGCTGCGGAGGAGTGTAGGGGTCGGGGGTGGGTGGTGTAGGGGGGGTGTAGGGGTCGGGTTTGTCGGGGTCTTTGATCAAATCCTTTGCCCATGAAGGCGTTTCTATTCGCATTGAATACCATGATGCTCCTATGCTACCCGGCTCTTTTTTTGCTGAATTGATAACACTCCATGTTTTAGAACCCGGATTATATTCAAAAAGATTGTGCCCATATCTGTTATCCCCGTATTGATAAACCAACGCACCTTCCGGAGTTGTTCGAATAAACTGCGGCGTCCACCCAGCATCGTACCCTTCAGGCTTGTAAACGGCTCCCATCTTCCATCACCTCTCTATCCAAAAATCATATCCCACCAATTACCCTCGTTCGCGTCCTTCTGCGCCTGCAGCTGGGCATTGGAGAAATCGTTATTGAGCACCGTCTTCCACACGTTGAGCATCGTGTCCAGATACCCCTGGCGCGCATTGAGCGCATTACCGGGGAGCGCCGTCGCCATCTGGAACATCTGCGCCGGATACTGCATCTGCTGATTCCCGGCGTTCATAATGTTTCCGTAAGCGCTGTTCGCCGCGCCGACTACGTTGGAGAACGCATTGTTCTGCAACTGGCCCATCGCCGTCGCGGCGTCCACTTGCGTCTTCCCCATGTTCTGAAGGTTGCTTCCCTGCTGCGCTCCGCCGGCCATGATGTTGCCGATGAACGGGTTGTAGCTCTGCATCGTCGCTATAGCCGCATTCTGCATTTTATACGGCTGCTCAAGCCGCGCCTGAAGGTAAGCAGCGTTCTGCGCTTCTATCGTATTCGCCATCGTTCTTCCAGCCTCGCCGGAGAGCCTGGCGTTCTGTATCGCCGAATACTCGCTGTCCTGCATCCCCATCGCGGACATGCGCTGTTTCAGCGCGGCGTTCGCCTGCGCCTTCTGTCTATCGAGTTCCGCTCTGGTCGAAGCTATCGTCTGATCCCGCAGCGTCCGGAGGGTGGAGTCCACTTCCTCTGGCAGCGTGCCGGTGTCGATGTAGTGCTGGTATTTGAGCGGATTCGCCCGCAGCGCCTCATTCTGAAGGCTCATCGCCTCGTTCAGATAGCGCTGGTACGTGTTGACGCCCTCGCCCATCGTGGCGATACCAGCGTTCTGTCCTGCCTCCGACCTTGCTAAAGCCGAATCCAACTTCGCCGTTCTGTCGGCGATTGTTCCCTTCAATGCCGCCGTCTCACTGTTGAAAAGCTGCGACATCTCCTTCTGACGCTGGTTGAACACCTGCATCGCCTGCCGCTGCAACTGCCACGACTCGTCGAGAAGCCCCTTGGAAAGATTGTCGTAGTAGGAATAGTTCTCGGGGAACTGCTCGAAGAGCCACGCAGGAAGCGTCCTTGGGTCCATAGTGTTCTCGTCCGGCTGCCAGCCGGGCGTCGGCGGATTCGTCACCGGAGGAGGCGGGTAGAGGGGCCAGCCTCCGGAGCCGGTCGTCGGCGTCGGGTAGTCGGGGTTATACCCTCCGGGCAATTTTGAATCCTTCCACGTTGAAGAATCCTCCGGTATCCCGACCTTCTGCTGCGAAGCTTTGTACATCTCCTGCAAAAACGTGTTGAAGTCGTATATTTTGTTGTAGCCTATCGGCCCGTTGTACAGCGCTAGCATGTTCTGGTAGTTCTGGGCTTTCCACAGCTCGAAGCCGCTTAGATCAGTCTTTCCGTATGCCATCGTTTCACCTCCTCCTAATACCCATCTTTCGGACCATTGTCAGCGCCAGCTCCGGTATTTGCTCCAGCCTCCGGGTCATTCGCCTCGTGTTCAGCTTCAGTCCCTCCGGTTCCGTCAAAATCTCCAACATCCCCGCGACTGCCGCCTTCGCCGTACCCGGTACCGTCTATCCCGTCTCCGCCTTCGCCGGAACGACCTCCATTTACAGCTTCGTTAATCTTCCCAAGACGCTCTTTTGCATCCAAATAGTCCCGCGCAACCTTGTCGAAGTTGGTTATGTCTTTACTCATTCCGCCCCACGGATTCCCTATCGCACGGCTTGCCATCAAACCAAGCTCCGAAGAGTCAAGCGCCCCCTTCGACGCCCTTTCCGCCATAGGAGAACCATTCATTTCGTAAAGAGCCTGTAGGAACCCGTTTACCTTCGGATTGTATGCAGCTGTCGCCCCCATCAACTCAGCAATCGTGTTCCACATGCCGAGTTGATCTTTGTTTTGCATCCCGACCAAATCGACGCCGAGGTTATTCGCCATATTGACGAACCCCGATATCGCGGACGGATTCGACCAGTTCCCCTTCACCCCGGCAAGCCCCCAATCGAAATCCGGGTTCGCCAGCGCATCCAGCACCCCCGCGATCGTCGCCCGCTCATTCACGATGTTGTTGAACGTCGGGTTGTCCCACGTGTTCGGATACCCGGCCAGCGTCCCCGCCATCATCCCCTTCACGTTCGGCGTGCCGGGCTTGCCGCCGAAGAGTGCGTTGCTTAGTTGTCCCAAAATCCCCGTATCCTTCTTCGCGGCTGCCGCTGTCGCTGGATCAGAGTACCCGAGCGCCTTCCCTATCTCCGCGAGCGCCGTGTCCTTATTCACCCCGAGCGCATCGGCGATGTTGCCTATCGCGTTCTTCCCGGAGGACGAGCCGTATGTCGAAAGCGACCCGTTCAGCATCCCCGAAAGCAGCCCGCCAAGTCCGCCCTTCATCGTACCGAGCATCTGCGCGGCGTCCTTCCAGCCGAGATTTCCTCCGAGCCACTGCCCGTCCTTCATGCCGGGATAGCTCTCGCGCCCCATGAAGGCGGGATCGCGCATATCTGTGAACCCGTCATTGGCGATACCGCCATTACCGCCCTCGGAAATGATCTCCTCCAACACCTTCTCGATGGGCTTCTCCTCTTCCAGTTCCTCCTCTTCGACGACCGGCGGCTTGTACTTCTTCCACCACTGATCGAGAAAACGGAAGTCGGGGCGATAATCCGCCGTAGCAAACGGCGTTCTGTCGTCGATAACAGGGTTATGCCCGTAGTACCCCACCTGCCGTTTCCACTCGTCGGAGAAGGGGTTGTCGCTCGACATGAGCGGGTTCACACCCTGGGCTATCGCGTTCGCATATATCTCCGCAAGAACCTGTTCATTCACACGCCATCACCTACCATTTCCACCTCGGGTCCGTCGTGTAGGCCCCGTAGGCGATCATATCCAGCACGTCCAGAGCCGCGGTGCTCGCAATCCGTATCTGGAAGTTGTCAGCACCCTTGGATACCTTCGCCTGCATCAGCTCCACACCCGTCCTGTCCCAACCGGTGGATTCGGTGTCCCATTGAGAGATTGCGTCGTCCCACCCCACCGGCACATTCGCCTCCCCAGCGAACGGAATCGTCCGCTGGTACACCGAACCGTAGTCCGTCCGCACGTCGAGATACACGCGACCCGAGGAGCGCACCGAAACGGCGAGCATGAACTTCTCGAAGAAGCTCCTGTACGGCGGCTGGTCGAACGTGAACACCCTCGACAGGAACGCCTTCGACGGGTTGTTCCCGCCGCTTCCATCAGAATCCACGCCGTCAAGCTCTACGTCTCTGTCGAAACGGAGCATCGTTCCTTCCCTGCTCCCGAAGAACACGTCGTCGCCCAGGCACGCCACACAGTTCGGCGTGAACCCGGCGAAGATGAACCGGAACCAGCCCTCGGCCCCCCGGTGCAGCATCATCACCTGTCCGGATGTCAGCACCGCGAACGCAACGCCGTACCTCGCCGAGTACCCCATGTGCCTCGGTCTGTCTTCGTCGAAGACACTGTTCACACGGAGCGACTGCGGAATCGACCCGACATTCCCGATGGAATCGACCAACTGCAACGAGTAGATGCCGCCCGCCCCCGCGAACAACACGTCGTCCCCTGCTGGCGTGATACACCGGGCGTCGATGGCTGAAATACCCTCCGCCGCCTGTTCCCTCCGCAAGTAGTCCCCGTCCGCTCCGGAGAGCGAGCCGATGACTCTGTGAACGGTGTTCCGCACGCCGTTCGCGTCGTACTTGAACAGCATCAATCTATCGGTGAAATTCACGAGGCCGTTGAGCACGCCTCCGTCGTCCCTGTCCACGTTGAACGAACCGCCGGTGTACGACGGATCGTCGCCCGTCCCGTCCCAACCCCAATCCTTCGCATCGTCCACGCCGGAGTACCACACCTTGGAGCCATCGCGCTGCGTCACCCAGAGTCTGTTCGCGCGCACGCCTATCGCCCCCGCCTGATCCGGCGCGGGGTTGGAAAGCGCATGGGCTTCCAGCGTCTCCACGTAAATATCCCCGACCGCCCTGTCCTCGGGCAAGTGCGGGTCTTCGTCGAGATCGATCTCGCGCACCGTGTAAATCACCTGCAACGCGCCCCCGGTCGCCACATACAGCTTCCCGTAGAAAAGCGCGGAGATAATCGGGGAATCGTTCGTCAGCGCGTTCGTCACGCCAAGATACAACGCCCTCCCGCCGGGAGCTTCCGCCGCACAAGGAAGCGTCGCCGGTTCCTCAACCACCACAAGCGAAACCGGTTCTTCGAGATTCCAAGAAAACCACTCGCCCTTGTCCGACATGTAATACCGAACAGAAGGAGTATCATCATCGTCGTCCACCGCCTCCCTGACGGTCTCCCCGTCGAGCGTCTCCCAATCCCCCCACGACCACCCCGCGTTCAGTCCCCAGTACGAAACCCTCGGAATGGCGAACACACGACGGTCGGCGAAGAGAATGTACGCATCGGAGGAAGGAAGGTAGTCCATATTCGTGACGACGAGATAGTCCGTCCCCGTCGACGATTTCGTCACCGGATACTGCGCCTCGCCGATGCCCGACTCCGAGAGCGGGACCGGCATCATCTTCTTCGTTCCCCATCGCGTCCCGAACTTCCCGTAGGGCGACACCCAGAAGTTCACGCTGTCCACTATCTCCGTCTCTCCGATCTCGTGCGGAGGGCGCACCGTGTTCATTCCCTTGACCGGAGTCTGCAACCTCTGCTTGAACTTCGGACTGAGATTCGGCGCTGTTCCCGCAGCCTCATTTATGGGCATGGAACATCACCATCCCTTCGGGGCGGGAAGCCAGTACCCGTTGCACGTCACCAGAGGCGGCTCGCGAATCTCAAGGGCGCGCATCACATCGCGCTTGTACTGCTGATACAGGGACGCTTCCATCTGCGGCCTGCCGCCGAGACGGTTCTGCGCCTTCATGATCACGAAGTTGACAAGAAGCTCCAGCACGGCGGACGGCATCGGCACATCGTCGTCCGTCAGCGTGGACGCCTCCAGCCGAAGAATGTCCGGCTCGCGCACCAGGCGCACCGTCAGCGTCGTCTCCTCCGCGGGCGTACCCCACACGCGGAGCGTGTCCAGTCCCTCGACCGTCCACATCTCGATCTTGGAATACTCCCGCGTCGGCATACTGCCGGGGTGCTCGTAGGGGAGAACAGCGGCATCCAGCGTCACCGAAATCATCTTGAGCGGCGGACTTGGGAGCTGCACCGAATTAGCGGCGGCGAGAATCGTCACATCGTCCGTCTGCTCCACCAACGGGTGATGGAGTTCCGCCGCAAGTCTCCACGCCGAAGCGAACCCGTCGTTCAGATACGAAACAAGCTCGTCGTCCTTCCACTCGCTCGCGGTCGGTTCGGCAAGCTCGTACCGTACCTTGCGGACGATATCCGAGACTCGCATAACCTACCTCCTACTCCTTGCCTTCGAGTAGATCGAGGAGTTCTTCCTTCGTATTCGACACCTTGTACCGGATACCCCTGTTCGCGCACATCGACCGCACTTCCGCCATCGTCTTCCCAAGCAGCGCGTTCCTGTCGATACCCGACTTCTTCGGCTCCGCTTCCGGTTCCGCCTTTGCTTCCCCCAGGTCGAGACTCAGCGCGCTCTGCCGCTGCCCGACAATGGGAACCTCCGCCGGTTTCGGCCCCTCAAGCACCACCCCGCCGGAAGGAACGGAAGGCATATCCACCATGCCGTGCGTCGTGATCGAAAAACGAGGCATCCATCGGGCATACGGATCACTCCGCACCTGACCGGAAACCGTATCCTCCATCTGCGCCGAAAGATAGCTCCCCTTGTTCTCAAGCACCGCGAGAAACTTTCCCGCAACGCGCGTCTGCTTCCCTATGGGAATCCGCACCTTCTGAAAGTTCACCGCCACGAACTGCTCTCTGGAATCCCTGTCCTGGTTATCGAATACCGTTACCGTGTACATCCTCTCGGGTTGAAACATACTCATTGAAAAGCCTCCCTTTCACATATAAAAAAAGCGGGGAGACTCTCGCCTCCCCGCTCGTCGTTCACTCTCCGTTATCCGCCTGAAGGTTCCGGATCGGCTACAACCGTCACGACGAACGTCGCCGAAGCATTGAAACCGCACACTTTCGCCGTCACCGTCAGCGTCGCCGTGTCGTCGGGAGCCCATGCGGATTCGCTCAGCGTCACTTTGGCCTCATATGTTCCGCCGTCCATCGCGTAGCTTCCAGCGACCGGATCGACCGCCATCGCGGCGCCCACCACATCGCTCGTGTCGGCGACCGCAAGCGTCACCTTACTGTTGTACCACTCATGAAGATTCCCCGCCGAATCCTCCAGCCTGATCCCGATCTCGTAACTCGGCCCAGCCGCCGCTTCCGTCTCCGTTACAGTGTCAGTCGTCTGCGAAAGCGTCAACTTCACATCTCCGGAAAGAATCTTCGACATCAACTCGAAATTCTCGTTTACCGCCGCGTCTTCAAGCACGCGATACTCCATACCACCACGCTCCCGTCACAATACAAAAGGGGCGGATTCCTCCGCCCCAATCAATCGAACTATGCCTTCACCGTCGCTACAAACGTCGCGTCCGCGACAACGAAACCGAGAATACCCGTCCCGGCGGTAGCCAGGTCGGAAACCGTCAGCGTCGCCGTCTTGTTCGCGGTCCAAACCGCTTTGCTCATCGTCACTTCTACTTCAAGCACGCCGTTGGTCATGGCGCGCTCACCGGCGGCGGGATCGATGCTCGCAACTCCAGTATCGTCGGTGTCCGCAATAGCGAGCAACACCTTGCCGTTGTACCAGCTATGCAGCTCTCCGGCTGCCGTGGTCAGGCTGATGGTGATGTTGTACACCTGCGCTGCGGCAGTGCATTCAGCAACCGTCGGAGCGGCGGTCGTCTGCGAGAGCGAGAACTTCATGTCCCCGCTCATCGCCTTCGCCATCAGTCCAAAATTATCGTTCAGCGCGGCGTTCTCAAGAGTTCTGAATTCCATACTCATACCCCGTCACCAACCTTACGCCGTCACGCCGTGCTCGTAACGCACGATGCGGCTATCGTCGAGGATCAGCCCCGCCCACATGGTCTTCCAGCCGACCGTGTTCCTTTGGTTCAGCGGGTCGCTGGTATCCATCGTATCCTTCGCGCCCTTCGCCTTGATGATGATCCCGCTGTTCCCCTTGTTCAGAGGAACTTCCGCGAACGCGCCCTCGCCGAAGATGATGGTCTGGTACACGTCCACCTTGGAAGCATCCACGCTCGCCTGGATGCCGGTACTCGGCGTGTCGCCCGCGGCGTACACAATGGGAGCGTTGCTGGTGAGAATGAACCGGATCCCCGCGAGCGTCCCGACCTCACCCTCGAACACGCCCCTGCTGCTCGAATACTTATGCACCGGCACAAACCCGCCGGTCGCCTCCAGGTCCTCCAGATCGGTGATCATGTCCGTGTGTCCGATGGCGATGTACGCGGCGGGCACGGGCTGCGTCGCAATCCCGGTGCTCGGGTCGATCATCTTGGTGATCATCGGCACGTCGTTGGAGCGCAGGAAGCGGTGAATCTTCTGAAAGTCGGCCTTCTGAATCTTATCCTTGATCGTCTCCCTGGACGTCTTGCCTTTGGCCCACACCTCGTTCGTCCCCTGCATCAGCTCGTTGCGGAGCACCGTGTCGAGCGTGAGGCCCTGCTGCCGACCGAGTTTCTCGGCGGCGATGGTGATCTCCGGGTCGAAGCCCGTCATCGTCGTCACGTCGGAAATACCGACCCAGTCGCCGTACTGGTGAAGAGTCGCCGTGATCTCGCTCTTGAGAATCTTGCTGCCGACCGGGGTAATGGCCTCGCCAAGTTCGGTCGTCGCCGCCGAAAGATCGGCGTACCGCGCGAAGTTGATCGTCTTGCCGCTCTTGTCCTTCATCGGGAACTTCTCACCGAACTGCGCGTAGGTGAGAAGAGAACGCGATGTCGTCAGGAGGGTCTTCTCATAAAACGTCAGTGCCGCTCTGGAAAAATCAGCCGCCTTCATATACTGTGTGCTCAAGTAGTATCACTCCCTGATAAAATTTGAGCGGGTACTCGCCTCATCTGGCGCCACCCGCTTTCACTCGTTCGAGCAGTTCCTTGAATTTCGCGTCCTCCATGTCCTCGATCACCTTCACGTAATCGCGCGAACCCTTCGACGGGCGTGCCCGTCCGGACGCCGCTTCGGCGTGCGGGGCGCGGGGCTGCGGACTTCTCGGCGTCTCGACCGGAGCGGACGGAGCAACCGCAGGAAGCGGCGCTGTCTGCACCGGAGCCATCATCGACGCCACCTTCTTGCGCGCGCTGTCGTACAGCCATGCGAATGTCTTCGGATCGCTGTCGGCAGCCTGGAGCACAGTCGGCGGAATCTGCCCGGCCTCTATCGACTGCCGGATGAAATGCGCCGTCTGATTGAAAAGCGGGTCTGCGCGCGCCGCGTCGAGAATCTTTTCCCGGCGGCGTACCTCTTCAAGCGTTGCGTTCTCAGTTTTGAATATCTCGGCGGCTTTCGCACCGGCGATACGCTCCGCCTCCGAACGCACGAGATTCGGAATCTCATCCTTGAAGACGCGCTGCGTCCACTCCTCGTAGGTTTCATCCTCCCGCATGGGAGGTATTTCGATCTTCTTCTCCGGCTCCGCGACGGGAGCGGCCTTCTCTTCCTTCTTCGCGGGCTGTCCTCCGCGAATCCGGTTCAAAAGCTCCTCCTGCAAATCCGGGTTGGATTCGAGAGCCTTCAGAACGTGCCGGTACGGCGCGAGCGCCTGCATCTGCTGCGTGTAGTGCAATCCCTTCTGCGCCAGCGTCACCGCGTCGTTGTAGTCGTGAATGGAAATCTCCTGTCCATCCACCTTCAACTTCATCAGCGGCGGCTTCTGCGCCACAGGGGGCGTCTCAACAGACTGCGATTGTTCCGGCGTCTGAAGCGGCGTTTCTTCCACATCCGGAACCTTCTCCGACTCCGGTTGCTCATCCCGCTCTTCGCCGAAAAACTCATCCAATGCCGACTCATCTTCCTCCGACGCGTCCTCGTCTCCGCGAGCGCGTGCGGCCATCGACTGGTAGTATTCCTCCCTCGACTTTTCGAACTCGCCGGTATCGCTTTCGTTCTCCTGCGCCAGTACCTGATCCAGTTCTTTCTCCACGGTAGTGCCTCCTTGTTTTGTGCTCCCGGAAACCGGCGGATACCCCCGAACGCGGGCGGCCCCCTCTCCGGGTTGGCCAATAAAAAAGGGCTCCGAAGCCATCGCTCCGAAGCCCTCTCATCTATGAAAAAAGACGGGCTATCCCGTCTCTTCTTTGTTGATCTCGTTAAAATCCCCCGGATTCGTTCGCGGGGGATGTGTCGATCACTGCTTCCGCTCCATCAGCTCTCTGACTTCATCGCGGGTTTCGCTGATCCATCGGACGAACTCCCGCACCCCCTGCGCCCTCGCGAGAGAGTACTTCGTCATATCGTCGCCGGACGGCGAACACAACAGCGCGGCGTACTTCACATCGAGATACACGGCCGCAAGCTCGTGCAGCGCATCAACCCCGAGCCTCGACACAACGTCGAGAAACTCCACCGGGTCAAGCTTGCTGTCTCCGGGAAGGCTCCGGTGCATCATACCGGCGCACCCCCCTGTGCCGGTACAGGCCCCTGTGCCGGGGGTTGTTCCCCTTGTGCCGGGGGACCGCCCGGAGGAGCCGCCTGTGCCTGCTGCACCTGCTGCGCTATCTGCGGCACCGCGTTCGCAATACTCGGGTGCTGCAAGATCATCTGCATCATCTGCATTTGCTGCTGCATCTGCTGCATCTGCTGCGTCATCTGCCCCATCACGTTCGGATTCGTCATCAACTGGCTGTGATCCTTGAAGCCCCATCCCTCAAGCAGCTTCACCATGATGGCGTAGATGTTGTCCGGCGTCATAACCTGCGCCTGCGCCAAACCCGGAGCCATCTGGATAAGCTGAATCATCTGCTGCTGCACGACCTCCTGCTTGCTCGCCGAAATACCGACGGACACCAGAATGTCGAACTGCCCCGACACGTCGTCCTTGTTGATCACGATAGGCTCCCCGTACAGCCGCACGACGAACTCGTCGCGCACGAACTGCCGGTTCAACGAAAGCGCCTTGACGAAGAGGCTCCTCACACCCGTCTCGGCGAAAAGCCTTGCAATCAGCTCGATGCGCTGCTGCGAAGCCCCCATTATTGCCGTTATGCCCGTGGCTGTATTGTGTGTAATTGTAAAAATTTTCCCAACACAAAACAATCCATCTTTCGCGTCCACAGTAAGACATCTCATCTTGCATATTTCAACGGGTTCTATCGAGCGAATTGCTTGTCTGTCCGTTTCAACGGCAGGCGGACTCCACTGAGACGCCTTGCGATCCGCTCTAAAAGGATTGTCGAAAACGCGAAACCTCAGCAAATAAAAATCTTTTGTCCTATTAAAATTGCTTTCAGCCGTCACCTTGTGAGGTGTTACCCACCCACCAAGACTGTGAATTAGGTCAACCACATCCCACAACAAAGGTCCCTCGGATTGAGAAAACACGACGGTGGACCCGCTGTCAAAACTTCCATCCGTATCCATAAGCCCTCTTAAAAGCTCAAGACGTTCGGCATATTTTGCACATTTGTAAATTTCAGGGATGTGCTTACATGCCCCGTCACTCTCCCCTCTCGTTTTCATCAACCCGAGAGAGCGAAGCGTTGAATACAACCCAGGGACGGACACGTAAAAGTTTTTTGATTTCGGCAGACGGGGATCAAAATACTCCTTGATATCTCCGCCGCTAGAACGCGCCCACTCCCTTAACGACTCAACAACATCGTCATCGCGCAACGTAATTACCGGATCATATGAACTTCCGTTCCCGAGCCATAACCCAAGAACATAGGGATCAATCGGAAGATTGCCCGCCCCATCAAACTCGGGCCTTTGAACACGGGGGACAGAAATGGTTCCACGCTTCTTCAAGCGAGAATCCATTTGATAAATCGTATCCGTGTCCACAGTCCTCCACGTTCCTTTTTCTTTATCCCAAGCTGTTTGTATCGTCCAAAGGTGCTCCCCCCCGGCGACAATTTCATCGCCGGAAGCAAATGTAAGTTTGTACGCTTTTTTAGGATATTGGATTTCGTGAGCGCGAAGCACCGTAGTTGCTTGTCCATCTCTTCCGAGAATCCTGTCTCCGTCGCAGATGTCCTCAAGCCTTTTCCACGACCCGTCAGCCATGCAGATCGGTGTTTGTATGTCGAGCATCTTATTCAAGCTGCGACTATCCAATCCCTGCGTATAACGGGTTATTCCGGTACGCTGCTCCAATTGCGTCTGTTCGAACTCCAACGCCATGAATCCGGCCTGCTGCAACGGAGGCGGCGTCAGCGGACGCACGGCCCCCGGCACGTCTGTACGGACGACGCCGCCCGGACGCGGGTTCACCAGCGACTCCATCTCCACTCCGGCCCCGCGCTGCACCTCCCACATCCCGTTGTTCTGCCACGAAATGTTGTCGAGAATCTGTCTGCGCAGGCTCGTCTTCGTCTCCTGGAATTCCTTCACCATGTCGGCGAAGCCGATCCCCTCGAACTTATGCACGTCGAGAACAGGACGAAGCGCCTCGAACGGCGGTTCCCCGTGGTCGTAGGGGTTCCGCTCAAGACGAATCACAACGTCGTTCGCCACGGTGATGACGTGCGGCGTCAGCCGTCCGCTTCCGTCGGAATCGAACAGCCCCCACCACTCGTACAACTCCAGCGGACGACGCTTGTCCGCGTCCTCGATATTCTCCGTCATCGTCCACGGATTTATCCTGTCGTTCTCCGCGTTCCGGAAACCCTTCTCCCTGTCGCTTCTGTCGCCGTCGCGCTGTGTGTTCCCCTTCTCGATGGCCTCTTCGACGTTGAAGTACACACCCTCCGACTCCATTCGCCGCAGGTAGTCGGGCGTCCGGAAAACTCTATGGATAACGAAGCGTGCGTTCCGCAGCTCTTCCGCTTCGGGATCGTATAGGAAATCTTCCGGCGGGATCACCTCGTACACCGGACCCGAGTAATCGAGAATCGCCCTCTTCCCCTCGACGTTGGAATACGTCGCGAGACGCGGCATCGACTCCACGGCCATGCGCACGGCCTCCGCCTTCTCGTCGTCAGGCATGTCCGGCGGCAACCCCATCACCGTCTGTTGCACAATCCGCTGCACCGACACTTCGTCCGGAGGAATCTCCACCCGCTCGAATCCGGTGATCTCTATCCCGTCCTCCGCCGAAAGTGCGTTGAAGTCGCCCTCCGACATCTCCGGCACGGAGAACGGCACATCGCGGAAGCGATCCTCCCACGATATTTTCGCCACGCCGAGACCGTAGATCAGGGCGTCCTTGAACCATTTATACGCAACGACGAATCCGTCGCCTCGCCGAGTGAACTGATAGTTCAGCAACGCGCTCACCCGCTCCGCCACAGTCTGATCTTCCGGCCCCACAGGCTCGCACGACACGATATCGCTGGAGAAGTAAATCCGCATCAACGACGGCATGACCCACTCCACGGCGTCCATCACGTCGGAAGACACAACCTTGGAGCGGCCCGCCCGCTCGTTCCCCAGGGCGCGCCCCCGGTAGAACCGGTACGCCTCCTCGCGGAACGGAGCCAGCGTCTCCTGCAACTCCTCCGACGCATCGCGGTCGCCCTTCACCACGGACAGCGCGCGTTCAAGGCGCTCCTCTTCCGACTCCGGCTCGTCCGCTCCCTCCGGAACAACCTCCATCTCCATCTCCATAACTTCAATCATCTCGTCGATAACACCCACCTCCTTTCGACTAAACTAAAACACATCCGCATCCGGATACTTGATAGGCTCGTCATGGATATCGCTCCGCCCCTGTCCCGCCGCGATGTATCCGAGGCAGTCGATGATATGGCTGTAATCGTCCTTCACCGGGTCTTCGGTGTACCGCCCGCCGATCTCCCGCCGGTGGTACCCTCCCGCCAGCGCAGCGATCAACCACGCGCATCGCGGATCGACAAGCATCATCGGCGTCCCGTTCGGCGTCGTTGTCGTCAGGAGTTTCCGTATCCCCTCGCTCCTCGCCACGGCCGACACCGGCCCCGGAAAGAGAACGAATCCGTATTCGAGCCGCAATAGCTGGAAGCACGTCTTCTCATCCGTCTGCGCCCGCTGCATCCCCGCTGGATCGGCGTAATCGACGAAACGTCCGCCGGGAAAGAGCGACAATGAATCCGCCTTCACCACGGCTCCGTGCGCGCGGATACCGCAGTCCCACGACTGAATCTCGTGGAAGATGCAGAGCTGCCCCGTCGGCCCCCACTGCGCGAACAGCGTCGCGGGCGACAAGCCGAAGTCCCATCCGCGAATAACCGGCTTCCCGACAAACGGCTCCATCTCCCCCGACGCCACATGCCGCGTCATATCGAATTCCGGGAAGAACGCCTTTCCCTCCGGAGCGTTGAAGTTGATCTCGTACTCCCGCTCCCACTGCTGCGGAGAGAGCCCCTTCATCTCGCGCTCCTTCCACTCCGGAGCGGCCTTGTCCGGATCGGCGGAGTAATGAACTTGGAGAACGACAATCCCGTCCGGCGTCGTCCACTGCTTGAGGCCGGGGATGGGGACATGATTGATCTCACCGCCTGTCATCGGTAAGCCTCCCCTCCACAAGCCGCTGGAAGAAGCCAGGACCGGCTGACGAAATCATCGTCACCTGCCCGCCCCCCTGCACCGTCGGCTTCAACGCGCCCCATGTCTGTTCCGCCTTGTCCCAGAACGCCATCTCGTCGCACAGAATCGCGGACGCCGTGTACTGCCGCAGCTGGTCCGGCCCCTGGGCGATACCGCGCATGTAGCTCCCGTTCGAGAACTCCAGAGAACAGAACTTCCGCGTCACCTTCGGCCACGGCAGGCTCTTCGGCAGGTTCTCGTAGATGAAGAGCATCCTCTTGTCCGACAGAAGGAAGTCGCTGTCGTCCTCCTTCTTCGACTGGATGAAGATCGCGCTTCGGGGGAAGAACAGCGCCTTGTGCAGATGCAGCGCCAGCATCAGCCACGTCAGCATCATCCGGCGGCTCTTCGGAATCGCCAGCAGCGAACTCCCCTGCCAGACGCCCGTGATGTAGCGGAGGTACTCCTTGTCCGGGAACGGCTTCACCGGCGACGACGAATCCGCCTCGTCCTGCGTCACGCAGCAGTCCCGAATCCACCGCCACGGCTTCTTCGCCCACACCTCTATCTGCAACGCCGTGTCCCGCATCCGCTGAAGCTGCTCCGGAGACGGCGAGGCTTTCTTCTTCGCCATGAAACAAATCACCTGCCTAATTCTCAAAGACACAATGTCGTCCGACACTGATATACTCATTACATCGAGCCTAGACCGTCAAGAACGGGCCTAGAACGAACGAGTTTCAAGAAAAGGTACTCTGATACCTTTTTTCAAATCTCGTTGATTCCAGGGCCGTTCTCGCGGGGGTTTTGAGGCATAAAAAAGACCGCCTCAAAAAATAGGCGGCTCCGTTTCCATGATTCGCTGTTCCGCTATCTTGAAATAGCCATCGTCAAGTTCTATCCCGATGAAGTCCCGTTTCGTTTTCACGCATGCGACGCCGGTCGTGCCGCTGCCCATGAACGGGTTAAACACAACGTCGCCCGGCTTTGTCACCCGGAACAAGTCGGCAAGAACGGACTTCCAGGCGTGCTCACCCCACAGAGCGTTATTGCCGTTGTACGTTCGCAAGTTGTCGTATGGGGGAGACGTGACGGTCAAGTCCACCGAACCGTCGTCAATCTCCTTCATGCGCTCTATACAATCTCCCAACATCAGCCGTATCGGTGAACGCCTCCCTTCGGATATAAAAAAAAGCCGCCCCTGGGGAGGCGGCCTTCCGCTCCATCCATAAACATCCTCCATGGAAAGAGCAACAATCCGGCGTCAAGGTAGCGAATTTGCCCCGAAGGGTACGGGGCGCCCGGCGCGGGTAAAAGATTGGACACGCTTCGCGTGAAAGCGCTTCGCGTGAAAGCTAATTTGAAAAGGAATCTACCTACTACATGTCACCCGAAAATGTTTACAAATTCCCGAATGACTTGATGTCAGAATATTTTCAATCGTTAGGGGAACAAACCCCTTTGTTCCCCTACCCTTCTCACCGAAGGAGGCCTCAAACGTGCGGATGCCTAGGGGAACAGGGAAAAACGGGGGGTACGCCGATAGCGGTACACCGGTACAGGGGTCTCTTATAGAGACCCCTTGTACCGTATGTTCCGCTACATAATCGTCTACCCCTTGCAGACGGTACAAGCGGAACATGTACCGGCACGTACCGTTGTACCGCTTGTACCTTGTTTACAAAATCGGGTGCATATGTAAACAACCCGTTATCTTTGACTCACTATTCAATAGAAAAGTGCGAACGAGCGGTACAACGGTACATTTGTACGGTACAGAGAAACAATTCGCGAAGCGTTGCAATAGGCGTGTTCGTGCAAGCGGTACAGACGGTACAAAAAAGAGCGTGTACCGGGGGGGTATTTTCGTGAACCTTAGTTCAGAAACGGAGTCGAAAATAAAAAAAAATAAAAAATTCGAGAGAGAGGGATATATATATCATTCGACCGCGCGGTGCGCCCTCCCCCCCCCCTCTTTTATCCTCCGTCGCCGTAAACCCGCTCTACCACTGGATTCACGCCGTTTCCGCTGGCAAAGTACCCCAAAGAGAAAGGCTGCTTTCGTCAAGGAACAGCCGGAACACGAGGCGGAACATGGAATGTGTACCGGCAAACGGAGGGGAACATGGAATGTTTCAAAGTCCCACTGCATCATTATTGCCAGCGTCAAGCAAAATGTTAGAGCAGACAACCTGTATATATTCCACTCTCGCGTGCATACAATCTGTTCCAATGTAACATAAGCTATCTTATATGACACCCACTGAAGTTGTCCTGCATAGTATGCACGTTAAGAAGATTCCGACGGAAGGGCCTCGCACTCAACGTCCTGAACCTCTGCCAGAAGCGCGCGTCGCTGTGCCGGATCGAACAGGAAGCCAACGGTGACCTCGACGCTCCCATCGATCTGGAGGCGCTCGGAGAAGTCACACTCGGACTTGCCGAGAAGCTCCGCCGCCTTGAGGCGATGCTGCATCTCCTGCTCCGGATCGAGCATAACCTCGCTCCAAAACTTTTGCCGCTGCTCTCTCGTGGCGATGAGGGGCTTCTGCGCCTCTTCATTTCGGGCGTGGATAGCTGCCATAATATTATCATTTTTTAGCAACCTTACCCCTTGCACGTGCGCCGAGTCAGCCGAATACCCCGCCGCGATCGCCGCCTCTGTGGCATTGCCCGTGTAAGCATTGACGAAGGCTTGTTGCCTTACAGTCAACCCCATGCCTTCGCCTCCCTTACAATGGATTCTTTATGTGTTGGAAAAATGTTTCACGTGAAACATTATTAGGTGACATGCAATGTCTCCTAATAATGAAAGGGGCGCACGTGGTGAAAGGCGAAATCCTCCAAGGTATAGTATGTGTGAGAAGGTTTCGCCTTTCTCCGACACGCCCATCATTGGGAGCAGGAGCCAAAGGAACAGGAGCCAAACACGAAAAAAACCCCTCGCGTCGGAGGGGAATGTTTACAGTATAGCATCTATTGAATTCCTATGGTATCAAGAAAGTATCAGAAAAGTATCAGATTGCGTCCGCAAAGAATCCAGTCGCATATTCGATAAGTTGCTTGCGCATCCTCTTGCTGGCTGGCGTGGAAAGGCCTATGGCTTCGGCCACGATGTCCCAGGGAGTGTTTTTGATGTACCGAAGTTCGAACGCATGGAGCATTACAGGCTCCGCCTCCCGGAGGAAAGCCAGGAAGTGCTCCATTGGGATCAATCGCCGTCGCAAGTCCTTGATCCGCGCTTCAATCGCTTCCCGCTTCTCGATCAATGCCTCTACGGGATTTGAGACGGACCCTCCTGTGTCGACCCGTTCCGAGAAGTCAGAAGAGGAGCGAAGCATCGGCAGCGTGGCCAGCTGATCCTCAAGTGACTGGAGCCTGTGCCGGTCGAACGAATAAGACTTTAATCTCTTTTCAATCAAGCTATCACCCCCGTGCATCCATCCTACCACAAATGTTCACGCACTGCACACTTCCTGTTAAAGAATATAGTTCTTTATGCCTAAATATAAATGAATCATATTACCCCCTAGACAATCATGTAGAGGGGGTGTAGTATGTACCCAGGAACAAGGGACTTTGACAAGAGCAAGGAGCGTCGGCCACATCCAGAAAGAGGCCGGGACAGGGGAGCGGGAGAGGCGAGCGTCCGACGCCACGACCCCCGAAGATCGCGAAGAGCCTGTCACAAGTTGCCGCAAAGACGATGCCGCAACAATTTGCCGCTAGGGAGTAAGCCGTGCAACCCGGCTGAGGGATCGTCGCGCAAAGCGCGAAGAGCCTAATCCGCTCAAGGCAGGGAAAATCCAAAGGAGGATGATACAAATGAAACTGCTAATCACACACGAAGTTGACGCGAACGGTGCATTTTTGATCCGCCTCGAAGACTTCTTTCTCCGGATTCTGATACTGGCGATCTTCGGAGTGTGGTACGAATGAACGTCCGCATCGTTTACCACGGCGACGAGCTGCTCTGGATTGTCCCGGAGGAGGAATTCTGGACGCTGGAGAATCCAAAGGATCGTTGGAGCCCTCTTATGACGCGGGCGCGAGCGGAGGAGGTTTTCGTCGACTGGCGTGCACGTCCTGGTGGCGTGTGTGGAGATAGCTATTGAAGTTTAAGCCGAAACGGGAGCATCCGCTCCCGTCCGCCAGTATGGCTGGCGCTGATGAGGCTAATCAAGGCGGGGGAAAAGGAGGAATGAATATGATAGTGAAGAGCACGGGACTGAATCTTGAGGAGCATTACAGGGAATTTGTTTATCCATTGCTTGACAAGCGCAATGTGAACTGGATGTTGATTTGCTCTTTTGAAAAGCGGATCGATTCCCTTGAGGGAAAGGGAACGGAGAGGGAACACTACGAGCCTGGCATCGTTCTCAACATAAACGCCTGGCATCGCATCCTTCCCGTCGTCAAAGGGATTCTCTCACAAGTGGTGAATTCACAAGGCATCAATCTTGAACTGGACAGGCTGCTTGAAAAGAACACGCTCCCGCTCGACGACGAGGCGGGATATCGCATCGCTTTGATATTCCTCCTCGCGAAAGGGATACGCGATCTTGACAGAGTGGAGTTAATAGCGCGCCGTATAAGTAGATTTACCCGCGAAGAGGCCTCCTACTGGCATAGTAGGTGTACTGATTTTGATGACGTGCGGAATAGATGGGGACGAAAAGGCCTTGCCGTCATGCTCTGCGGCGAGAGCGGAGATGGGGACATGGGTGAGGTTCTTGATAGGGAGAGGAGGATGTAGTAATGCGGGAATCCTTCGAGGACAAGATCAAGCGTCTGTGGCGAGAGCGGGACTACGACACACTCCTCCGCTCTGTCCGCCGCAAGTATCCGAAGTCCGAAGACAGGCCAGACGTGATAGCGATGCTTTACGACGTGTCGTGGACACGTCGGTTCGGAGTCGATTCAATTTTCTACAGGGAGGGATAGGACGATGTTCACACTTGAAATCGAAACAACGGGATCCGCCTTCGAGGGCTTCTCCGGACACGAAGTTGCGCGTATCCTTCGCGCGCTGGCCAAGAAGGTTGAGAGCGGCGAAGAGGTAGACGGTGCCATCTTCGATCTGAACGGGAATCGGTGCGGATCGTGGTGTTTGGAGGCGGAGGAGGAATGAGCATGATCAAGTCAAAATGTCCGAAGTGCGGCAAAGAGAATCAATCGTCCAACGATTGCAAGCGCGTTTGTTGTCCCGAATGCCATGTGATTTATCGTCCTTTAGTGTTGATCAGGACAAGCGAAGACTAAAAGCCGAAACCGGGCTTTCGCCCGGTCTACACGTAGAGCGTGTACTGATGATGGCTGATACTCAATCCGAAGGAGGAGATATAAATGATGCAGGTGCGGGTGAATGGCGAAGTGCGGGAATTGTCCTTGATCGATCCGGACAGCGGCGTGGATTACGTCGTGGATTTTATCGGGAATAACGGAGGGTTGGATAGCTTCGTTTACAACGGCGACGAGTATGAGTGCACACAGGAGACTTTCGACTGGTGGGAAAAGGTTATCGACGATCAGCAGAAGCTTGTAAACCGCATCCAAGATCTGAAAGAAGAAATCGGAGGGGTTTTCGTGGACGACGCGCTTGAATCCATTCCGGACTGCGACCTGGAGGATCATGCGGCGATTGTCAACGCCGCGTTGGATAAGGCGTTGGTGGCAAATGCCGCCGAAGCTGGCGATAACTGGATGCTTGCCGCACTAATCGAATGTGACGAGAACGAAAGGGATAGAAGCGAATGGTACGAAATGACATGGCCAGAGCTATCACAAGCGCTTACAAACGATATTCTCCCTGATTTCAAAACCATTGAAGAGCTGGACGCCTTCTACGACGCGGCATGGGAGAGGCTCCAAAAGGACGGAATCATCGCCGCAATCGAAGCGTATAACGAGGGCAGGCCGGATCACATGCAGCTTCACTTCGACAAATGCAAGGAAGATTTCGTCGATCCCGACGCAGGTGAATGGAAGCCATACGGCGCGTGGAATCATCGCGGGGACTTGGTATTTGTCTGCGGGACAATCGGGGAGGCCCGTACTATGCTTGGACGAATTGAGGCCGACGAGGCGCTCCAGGAACAGGGATGGGGCGAGGGATCGGAAGCGTACAAGGAGTATCAGAAGGGGGAATATTGATGGCGTGGATCAAGGCGAAGGAGGGGACGTTCCTGTGCCTACCGAGACTTGAGTATGGATTGAGGAGGAGGGACAAGAGCCTAAGCCAGAACCGCTAGGGACAGCTCCGTGAAGGCCGGGGCCGGTTGAGGAGGGGATGATATTCCCCTCCTCATTCGTCCGCTCAAGGTTCTTAGATAGATCAAGAGCCAAAGCCCAAGGCAGGGAAAAGGAGGTAGTTGGAATGATAGCACGAAGCGATGAAAGATTGCAAGCCCTTGAGATTGTACGTGAAATGGTACGGACGTGGCGGGAGAAGAATCCAGGTACTCCCCTCGACGACTGGTTCCGGCAGCAGGTACTCGGAGAATCCGCATGATGGAAATAGCGTTGATCGTAGCTATCGCACTTATCATCGGGGCCGGATGTATCGGGAGATAAGGAGGGATTGGGAATGGATGCGAAGATGAGAGCGGACACGATTCGAGAGCAATTAGGGCAAGGATTTTGTTTTATGGTAGGCGCGGGGAATTTCAGCTACGATACGACTGGTGCGTTGTCCTTCCGGTTCAAAGGATGTAAGAAATTCAATTCCTGTACGATCTCTTTGAATGCGAGCGATACATACGACGTGACGTTTCGCAAGGTCTCAGTACGCGGCGAAGCGCGCCGGGAAGAGCACGAGGGAATTTATTTCGACGACCTGCATGCTCTGTTCCGTCGCGTGACGGGACTTGAGACGCGGGTTCCGAGGATCGTCGGCACATGACTCCCTACCCAAAGTATCCATACATCCAAGGTATGGCGTTGGAGGAATACTTCGCGGGACTGGACAGGTACCACGAGGAGGTTGCGGCGTGGATTCACGCCGCTCCTCCTTGCATCGGGTTCCAGTGTCGGAATGGGATTCTCCGGATAGTGACGCCGGGCTTCCCGCATGACGATTCTCCATGGCGGGTTAGCACGTTCAATGCAGCGGGCGAAGCATGGGGACACACATGTTTTACAAGCAAGGCGGAGGCGATCAAGGACGCGGCGAGCGGTGCTGACGTCGTGGTGGTGGAGTGAATAAGCCAAGCCCCGGCGCTTTGCCGGGGCTATTCCCATATTCGGAGGAGGGGTTGACATGTACAGAATCAAAAACTCATGCGGGCAGAGCTGGTGCGAGGGCGTTGGTTGGGTACTCATGGAGAGCGGTGACGCTTATGATTCTCTCGACGATCTTCCTGTGGAATTGGTGGTGGAAGGAACGCCGTTCGAGGAGGCGGAGACTTTCTCTATGGAGACGCTGGCGGACGACTCCATCATCTACGTATCGGAGCAGCGCCCGGACGATGACTATGCCGTCGCTGTTGTTGAGGAAGTTTAGTAGATAACGCAGGCCGATTCATAGCAGATAACGCAGGCTGTTTTTTTTAGAGAGGGGGAGTTTTTTTGATCCACGCAGAGAAGGAGTTCGTCTCCATGTCCGAGGCGGGCGAGATGCTCGTCGTGAGCCGGGGCAGGGTATGGCAGCTGATAAACGCGGGGAAGCTACGGGCGCAGAAGGTTGGCACGACATGGATAATAGAAACGTCGAGCGTGTTGGAGCGGATAGAATGGTTGAAAGGGCTAAAATAAAAGAGGGGAGACAAAGGCTTCGGCCTCCGTCTCCCCTCTTTTTTTATTTTCTAATAGATAAGGCAGGCTGATCTTACTAGATAACGCAGGCTGATTCTACACCCCCGTACTCCCGAACCCGCTCGCCCCGCGCACGGTCTGTGAAAGGTCGTCGCACTCCTTGAAGCAGGCGCGAATCACCGGCGCGAGGATGCCCTGACAGATCGCCTTGCCCTCGTAAATAGTCATGTCGCTATTGCTCCGGTTGTGGACGATTGCGGAGACTTCACCGCGATAGGAGCTGCCCACGGTGCCGGTGATGACGAGCGCCGGAGTATCCCGACTGACGCCGCTTCGAGGGCGAATCTGGATTTCAAGCCCTTCGGGGATTTCAAACGCCCATCCGAGGGAGACGGCCCGCGTCTCATGCGGAGGTATTTCTACCGTCTCGCAGGCGGTCAGATCGAAGCCGGAGTCTCCTACGTGCTTGTAGCCCGGCGTGACGGCGTTTTCGCGCATCTTCTTGATTCTTACTCGCTGCATTGTGATCTCCTTTCGTGCTCCAAGTCGATAGCCTTGTCCAGATACGCACGCGCTTTGAGTAGGTCTTGAATGTAATCGTCCTTGCGCCCGGCGCGTGAAACGTACTTGATGACGTTGCCGAGAA